CCTATCCGTAAACCTCTACCGATAGATTGCAAATTACGAATCCTTGATTTAGAAGGACTTGCAAAGATGATATTGTGTAGATTGCGAATGTTAATACCAGTAGAGAAAGTGCCATAAGATGCCACAATAATAGCGTCTTTTTCTTTTTCAGTAATAGCACGAATTGATTCACGGACTTCAACATCTGTTCCTCCGTAAACAAAGAATACCTGGCGATTCTTTGCTTGTTCTTTGATAATTGAATGTAAATCTCTGCCATGTTTTTCTACAAACTGGAAAAGAATAAGAGAATTACCTTCTAAAGATAGTGCTAGATTTTTAATGAATTCATTTCTAGCAGCGCTCATAACTATATATTCAACTTCTGTATTGTAGTCCCAATCACGAGCCATTTTACAAACAGAATCAGGATACTTTAATATAAGGCATTTGATTTTGAAATCTGCTAATTGTTTATTTTGAATTAACTCTGCGGTAGAAGTGGCTCTATAAACAGGACCAAATAGACCTTCTAATACAAGGCGATGTGTCTGAGTACCATCTAATGTACCTGTGCAACCAATACGATACTTGGCATTAATTGTGCCAGACATAATTGTTGTAAGTGATTTAGCTTTGAATTGATGTGCTTCATCACCAAGAACAAAATCATATTGTTCAAAATACTCTGGTGGGTTTTTGTAGATAGATTGCCATGTAGTAATGGTTAAAAACTTATCTGTGACCTTGTCTTTACCTGCATACTGTCGGTGACAATGTTTATCTGAATCGTATCCATAATCTTGAAAGTCTTTATACATTTGTTCAACCAATGATGTAGTTGGAACAATTAATAGACCTTTTTTATGGTTAGCATCTTGTATTTGACGGAGTATCAAATAAAGAATAAGAGATTTACCTGATGCCGTAGGAGATAATAGAAGTATTCGTTTGTTTCGTATTGCATGAACAAAAGAATTTAATTGGTAATCTCGCACTTCATGTGGAAGATTAAGTGTTTCAATAAAATCTTTGGCTTCTTTGATTGAGAAATTTTCAGTAGCAGTTACCTCTGAATCAATCTCTACTTGATATTGCCTTTCTTCAGCAAACTTTTGAATATAAGGAACAAGGCCATGATACAAACCCATTGTTCGTAAGTCCAATAGGCGTATCTTTCCATCCCAATATCGTGCTTTGTATGCAGGTGTAAATTGGTAACCTGGTACAAAAAAAGTAAAGTAATCTGAAAGTTCTTGAGCTATGTTTCTTTCTGAGTGAACACGAATAAAAGCTTCATTGACTTTCTCTAGTCTAATATCCAATTAAATTCCTTGTATGAACCGTTCCCATGCTATAAAATCTCTCAACTGATAGGTTCTACTATTCAATTCTTTAAGAATACTTTGACAGGCATCTACAATCTCATCATGTATCATTTTTGATGCCACTAATTTGTTTAAGTCATCATCACTTTCAAAGTAGGTATTGATTTCAGATTTCAATACAAATGGAAATGGCTCCCATCCATATTGTCTAAGAGTATCATCATCTAGTTTACCTGTATAATATTCCCATTTAATTCGTTTCAATCTGTTATACTTAAACTCGGCTTCTTTTGCCAATAGGCGATGCCGTGAAAGTATATTCAAATACTTACTATGTAATTGTGGAATGTTTGTGAGTTCTTTGCCTGGTTCTGTTCTATCAATAACAGAATCTTTTGCCCACAATTCTAATACCTCGTCAAGTTTGTTCATAATAAAGCCTCCTTATAGGAGTATATCAGTTTTGTGATACTATGTCAACATCATAATAGGAATATCTGAATGTGGCATCGGCAGTAATGATACTGTCTGGTGTATCAGATGCCGACATTACAAATGTGGATAGTGTTGTAGGGAATACTTCATAAAATTTAAATCGGTGAGTTGGATTATTTGCCGTTGATAACACGGTTAATGTAGCGTCAGAATATTGGGGACCAATTCCTAATTCTTGCCTTATACCAGCTTGTTTACTTAATAGGCCTAAATTTTGGTATTCTTTGAAATTGGTTGGAAAAGTCATAGCACGGATCCAATCGTGTATTTCTAACCATGCTTTTAATTGTTCATCAACAATAAAGGTAACATTTAATAAATCGTAAATGGCTTTTTCACCAGGTCTATACAAGTCAACAAATGGAGTAGTTTGTAGAACTTCAGACATGGAGATGCCAGGCACACTTACAGACTGGCAAAAGTATTGAACATTAGATGCCCTACCAAAGTTTAATTGAAACTTATTAGGGTGTAGATAATTTGGATTGGCTGGGTTTCTTGTAATTGCTGTCATACTACTATTTATACGCCAAAAAAAAGAGACCACCGAAGTGGTCTCTCTAAGAACTCTCTTGTTGGAGTTTTTAATTACATCAAGTTGGAAATCCTGAAACCACGGTAGTAGTTGTTGGATTGAACAGTCAATGCGCCAAGGCCTTGTGATGTACCTTCTGCAAATGGGTTGGCAACGAGACCGTAACGGGTCTTGAAACCAATCTTTGGCTGGAAGGTGCCAGTATCAACTGCACGAACCATTTGCAATGGAACGTATGGGCAGTAGAAAATACCAGCGTCATAGGCGTTTGTACCTTTGTAACCAACAACAGCAAACTCATTGGTAGAACTTGTGGCAAAATATGGGTCGATGTAAACCTTGATACGACCAAACATTGTACCAGCAAATGTGTTACCTGTATCGTCAACTGTGAGGTTAACTTGCGATTGTAAAGCAGAGTTATAATCTAACAAACCTGCCATTGCAAATGCAGATGCAACGTCAGAAGAGCAGATTAAAACATTACCTTTGCCACGGCGAGTTGTCTTGGCAATTGTATTAGCTTCACGCTCGATTTGGAATGCCAAACCTTTAATCTTCTCAACCATCCAGCGACCGTTGGAATCTGTGTCAAGGTTAAATGTACCAGGAGTAGTTGTACCTACTTGAGCACCTAACTTAGCAACACCATAGATTGTGCGGATAACTTCACGATTGATTTCAGCAAGAATCTCTGTTGAGAGAATGTTTGCTAATTCTGTTTCTGCATCTAAACCATGAACTGCTTTCAAGTCTTGAGCAAGTTCTAATGAGTATTCTGCCTTCAAAGCACGAGTCTTTGCAGTTACAGTAACTTTCTCAATAGAGAATGCCATTTCTTGGAATGTATTACCAGATGCGCCATCACCTAAAGCTTCAGCACTACCTGTGGTCATAGCAGCGATTGCAGCAGCGTTACCAGCAAATGTGTTGTTAGCAGCAGTATCAGTAGGAACAGTAAGGGCGATTTGAGCGCCACCACCGTTTGCACCAGCGAAACCTGTGTTGGCTTCGTTGAAGAATGCCTCTGTACCACCTTGTGATGCATACTTGGTACGCATAGCAAAAATTAAGCCAGTAGGACCAGTCATTGGTTGAACACCGCAAATATCATAAGCGATGAGGTTAGGCAACGAACGGCGAACCAAACTGATTAAGATTGGATCAAAACCGGCAACAGGGCCGCCAGCAGCTGCACTACCACCGAAACCGCCTGTACCAGCAAAGTTTGTTGGGGGACCAGCTTCTTGAAGGATGCTACCAGATTTAGCCATTTCTTGAACTTGATTTTCAAGAACAACGGCTGTTACTGCTTTACGATATGGGTCTTTAATAGCTGGCATATCTGGATGATCCAGAACGCCTTCCCATTTCTTTTGTAATTGTTCGGACAAATACATTGAGTTTCTCCTTAGAGTTTAATTAAATTTTAGTTTTAGAAATTGCGTTTGCAACTGCGGCAACATAAGGGTCGTTAGAAACGACTTGCTTCTCTGAGCCATCAGTTACTTCTTCTTGAAGTTGTGATTCACTAGCTTTTTTAATGCCAGATGGAAAATAGTTCTCACGAATGGTTTCAAGTTTCTCTTTGTATTCGTCCTCTGTGGAGAATTCAACACTCTCTGCGAGTGATTTAATTTTTTCAACTTGAGTTGCAATGAGACCTTCACATACTTCACCAGCAATTTCTTTTTTGCGGGATTCAACTAATGCTTTAGCAAAGCTAACTCCACGCTCGATTTCTTCATTGAGTTTGGTTTCAAGTTCTTCAACTTTACCAGCCAACTCATCAACGAGGTCGACTTTTTCTGCAGGCACATCAATATAGTGCTCAGCAAATAGGTTGCGTAAACCGGCAATAAAATCTTCGGTCATTTCGGAACGGAGACCAGATTCAATAGCGATTTGATTTTCTTCCATCCATTGCTCAACAATGTAAGATAGATAGTCATCAACTTTCTCTGTCAAATCTTGCTTGATAGATTCAACTGCCTCTTCAAGCATACCAGCATAACGCTCTTCAGTTTCTTCTTCAATTTGTGCAACACGGTCTTGGACACGAGCTTCAAAAATTGTAGAAACTTTAGATTTGAATTCTTCAGAAATGGTAGAATCGTCAGCAAAAAGGGCATCAATGTCCTCTTTCATTTTCTTCTTCATCATTTCTTTCTTTTCGTCATCATGCATTTTTTCAGCAATGATTTCTTCTTCGGACTCTGTTTCTTCCATTTTGGCAGAAGCTGCAGATGGCTTCGTTGTTGGAGCAGTTGCAGACTTAGCGCTTTTTGTTGTGTCGATTTTATTAGAATCGTCAGTTGGCTTGCTGTCTTGAGGTGTTGGGCCACCTAAATCGACAGTTTCACCATCTAGTTTTTGTGTAGGCATAGCTGGTGCAGCACCCTTGCTTTGTGCAAGAATTTCTGCGGCTGCCTCAAATAATTTGTTTGATGCCATTAGGAATCTCCTTATGATTTTCTATTTATAAAATTAAAGTTTTCGGATAAAGTTTTCAAACAAGGTTAAGGCAACCTGTTCTATGTCTTTGCGTGATGCTTGTCTAATCTGTCTTTTTGCTGAATCAATGTCGGCCTCTACGAAACGACCATCAACAAATAACCACTCTTTGTTTTCCATAATTCCATTAACAAATGCACCTGGAGCAGATGGATCTGCTACGATATCAGCTGCCGTTGCCAATTTGAAATCATCTTGAACCAAGTTGTAACCCTCTTTTGTTTGCGTGAGTGAACCCATGCCACGAGAAGATACTCCAAGGTTAACACCGGAATCAATAAAGTTTTTAACAATCTGACCGTAGGGTGTTTCTAAAATCATCGCTTTACCAATGAATGCCTCACCATTGTCCTCAAGTGAAACAATCTTATGTGATACACGCTCTAAGTTAATAGATGGGGTATCAGGATGACCTAATTCACCTAAGGCACGATTCGTTTTGACAAACTCCTCATTGTAACGACCAACTTCTTTAGACAATGTATCTTTGGTATAAAGTCGGTTGTTTTTATTTGGTTTGTCGTAAACTAAAAAAGGACCGGTAATATACAGATTCTTTTTGCCATTTTCACTAGCTTCAGTAATATACTGAACTTGTTCTATTCTTTCTGTAATAAGCTTCATATTACATTCCTGTTAATGGTGTTGTGTAAGCAGCAGTTTTATTTAATTCTAAAAATAATGTTCCGCCAGTTGTAACTGTAATGACTACGTTAGATGTGTTGTTATTGGCAATTGAATATGCCCACTCATCAAATCTAATTTCACCTGCATTGTGGAATGTACCAATTACATTGCCATTGCGAACAATAGTAATGTTACCGTTTGTTGACCAGTTAATCCGTTTGATGTCAGCAGCACTAACAACTTCATTACTATTAGCTGCTAAAGAAATAAGATTAGCATAGTAAGTACCAGTGCCCTCAACACGAACAATCGAATCTGACCTTAATGTATTTGAAATTTCTATTGGCATTTTATTTTATTCCCATGGATGTGCGGCGTCTGATAGACATTTTTCTTTTAAGTAATGTTCTACGCAATTTTGCTTTACCTTTTGTCTTCCAGTACCTTTTTAGTTTTCTTGCTTTTTGTATTCTTTCAATAGCAGGTATTCTTTTAACTGTATTACCTGATATTCTAAATCCTTTTATTGCAGATTTTCTTATGTTCTTTTGAACAATAATTCTGCCTTGTGCATTTCTACGAATACGGCGGCGAATCTTTTTGACTCGACCCATTTTAATTACATTCGTTGAAGCTTCATCTAATTGTTCTTCTACTTCAACATAAGTATTTCTACCTATAATTTCTCTTTCTTCTGCCAAATAATTAGCAGCTATCTCATCAAGGCGATTGAATAAAAATTCTTTGGCCTCAATAAGTTTGTTTTTTCCAATAAGGTCAACAAAGCTCATTTCATTTTACTAATAGCAAAGTTGGCTGCTTTTTGCATATGGTGTGATGACCTTGCTACCATGTCAGCAAACTTGGTTTTATTTTCATCATTCAAACTCTTATGTACCATTAATACGGCATGAGCAGTTTGAACATCAACCTTACTGGCAGAACCATCTTTATGGTTTACTGTGCCATGACTATGACTATCTTTAATCTTTTGTAGTTGACCCATTGCATCAGCTGCTTCAGCCTGAATAACAGGTTGAGAAGATGTTGAATAAGGTACAGCAAAATCTTTATCCAATCGGTCATTATGATACAAAGCAATTTTAGTACCATCAGGATATAAACGAATTGCTTTACGTTTTAATACCAATACAAAAGGAGGGTCTTGTGCTTCTGTTAACTGCACCACTTCTTCTTTTGCTAATTCAACTGTTCCGTCTGCTACTGCTGGTGTAGTATCACCAAGTTTAATTCGGTGAGCTTTATACTTTCGACCAGTTTTATCAATCTTATAATCAGAAGTATCAACAATATCTTCTCTTACTGCTCGGCGAGTTTGTTGAAAAATTTGTTTATTATTGCTAATCAAATCTACCATTTTATTGAATAGATTTTGAACAATCATTCTATCAGCAGGACTAAAGTTTGGTTTTTCTTCACCCATCTTATCTAAGATTTTGTGAATACGCTGTATCTGTGCCTTATTGGCAAGACCAGCACGAACCAACATATCAAACTTTGAATAGTCTGATTTTTCTTCTTCTAATAGAATGTTTTTAAAATCTTCTAATGACTTCATTCTTGTTCTATTGGTGTGTCCGCAGTATCTTGCACTTCAACTTCTTGTTGACCACCAAATAATGCTGTTGAGATTTCTTGCTTACGGGCATCTAATGCTTCAAAGGCACGAGCAGACAATAAATCTGCTAATGTTTCTTTTGCATCAGCAGCTTGTCCAGAAGCTAACTGATTAATAAATGTTTCTGTTGTCATAGTATTCTCCATTATTTCCTATTTATATTAAAAGCATACTTATTTACCGCATCATCCAACTGAGGAGTTAACGACTCCGTGCCGCTGCTTTCCTGAGTGTTGTCCTCGGCTTGACTTGTTGCGTCTGCGTTGGTTGCTTGGGCTGAGGTTTCTTCGCCATCAGCAAGAACGGGTTGGCTGCTTTCTTCTTCAATTTCTTTCTCCATTTCTTCAATATCTTCATCTGTCATACGAAGCACATTTTTCTTAACCCACTTACTAGAGTAATACTTACCAATAAATGGGTCTAACTGTGTTGCTGTTAATACACGCTCACGAATCAATTCTGCTTCACGCATTTCAACAAAGTTATTATCTTTCTTATAGTCGTAATAGATGGCTTCTTTAAATTCGTCCCATTCTTCTGTGGTACAAATTCCTTTGAGTGCTAATTGAACACGCAAAGCATCATCAAAAATACGAGAAAATTTATTACGCAAACGATTAATAAATTTATTAAATTTAACTTCATCACGAGTTACTTCAGTTGTTTTACCAATACCCATAATGCCTGCACCTTGTTGTGGGTCAAGGCGAGAAATTGGAACATTCAACGATTGCAATAACTTCTTTTGAAAATACTGAACATCTTCCATTTGGCCAAGGTTTTGACCAGCAGGAAGTGTAGTAATCTCAGTACCTTTACCGCCTTCACGGCGTGGTAACCAAAAATCTTCTAACATAGATAAATGTTTACGCTCATCACGAATTTCACCTGTGTTAGCATCATATACTAACTTGTTGCGATACTGTGTCATAATAGAACGCATATATTGTTCGGCTTTACCTTTTGGTAAATTACCAACATCAATATAAAATATACGGCGCTCAGGTGCTCGTGACAAACGATAGATTACAACAGCATCTTCAATCATGCGTAATTGATTGAGAGCTTTAATTGCTTTATGTAAATATGAAATTACAAATGTATTCTTTGCATCCATCAAACCAGAGTTTACATTAATAATGGACTCAGGCGCAATTCTTAGACCTTGGTTTGTAGATGCTGTAAATGATTGTGTTGCCGCACCACGGTCATTGTAAATATAATACTCAGCAATTGATTTAATAATCTGAGCACCAGTTTTTGAATCACGGTCTTTTTGAATCTCACGCACCTTACGAATCTTGCGTGGGTCAATATAACGAAGCTCTTGAATACCTTCTTTTGGTGCGGTATCATTTACAATTACATGATAGTAAATACGACCATCAATATACCAACGTTTGAACAGGTCATCGGCAAGATTACTGAAGTTTAACATTTTTTGAATGTTATTAAATTCTTCAATAATCTTTTTCTTAATTGATTCAGGTTGTTTTAGATTATCTAAATTGATATCCATAACCTTGCCATCTGTATCATGTGTAATAGCTTCATTGACAATCTCATCAATTGCCATATCACATTCTGGATGGTTAGACATTTCACGATAACGAGTAATTAACTCTAACTCATTACGAATAGAACCCTCTAGGTCAACATATGTACCATAGTGAGCATTTTGAGTAATAGTAACCGCACCATCATCAATGGTCTCGGTTGGAAGCGAAAAAGAAGCTTGCTCAGGTTTCTCAACCTGAACAATATCCTTTTTACCTAGTGTAAAGCCAAAAAGAGTTACAGCCATATTATATCATCCTAAAAAGTAAAGAAGGACCGAAGTCCTTCTTCTTACACGACACCGGTTTCTACTGATTCCCACCATTGGTAGGACAGAGTTACGGTAAATTCTTCAATAGTATCGTTTGAACCCCAATCAACATCAATTGGTGAAAGGTCTGTTGGGAATGTACCTAAAAATCTATATTTTTTAAGTGGTTCACCAGCTTTAGAAAACTGTGTTACATCAGAATCAACTGTATAACTACCAGGTGTTTGTGCTAAAGGGTTGCGAACATTCAAACTATGACTGTTAATGCCATTCAACCAACGCTCAAAAGCATTGCGAACAACAAAATCTTCATCGTTAATGACCGTAATTACCCAATCCTGGAATGTGCGATTGCCTGCAAACTTTAGTTCACGACCAAAGTATTGAACAGGAACTACACCAACTGTTGATCCTGGTAATTGTGCTGTTTTACACATAAAAGTAAGTTTTGTTTGTGCATTTCCTGGTGAAGAAAAACCAGGAAACGGCATAGAAACTTCAAATAAATTTGGACGAGCACCATCGCCCACCATTTGGCTTCTAAATTCGTTTACTGAAAATGCCATTTAAATATCTCCTGTTTTTCTATTTATTAGAACCGGCCAACGATTTCTTCAAACGAAACACCTGTGCGAACAGCCACAAAGTTAAGTTGAATGAAGTTGACTGAACGAGCTGGTTTGATGTAGATATCGCCTACAAAACGATTGCTGTCAATGACTTCTGGTGTATTGTTTGTAGTATCGCAAACAACACGGAAATCAGTAATACCACGGCGACCTTGAACATCACGCAGGTATGGTTCTACTAAGTTTACAAACTGAGCACGAGTAAATTGGTCGTTAAATTCAAATAAGGTTGAACGAGCTGCACGAGCAATTGACTTCTCAAGCACAACAAAAAGACGGCGAACATTAATACGGTCAAATACGGAAGGACGATTTAACATTGTCTTATCGCCAAACAGAATTGTACCTTCACCTTGGAATGTTACAACTGGATTGATACCTTGAACATACAGGTTATCACGCTCAGCTTTAGTTGGATTATAAGCCAACTTAATAACATTCTTAATGATACCACGATTTAAACCGCCAGGTGAGAACCATGGGTCACGCTCAAGGTCTGTGCGAGCACAAACACCAGCTATGTCACCATTTAATGGCACATAACGATAAACATCATTGTATTTGTCATATTGATATTTGTAACCAGAATCCAATACAGCATAGGATGAACTTGTTAATCCTGCACGGAAAGAAAGAATACTTGTCGATTCTGAACCTGCATTGTTAACAACAGAAGCTCTGGTTGGAGACAAAAATACTAAACAATCTTTACGAGATTCAACAGTAGATATTAAACTTGCCGCTACTGTTGCATTTCCTGGTCCAGAAATAAGTAACGATACATCAACAACATCTGGATTAGCAAAGAATCCGTATGCAGTAATAATTTCAGAATTACCAATTGTACCATTTGCACCAGCACTCAATGATGAATACCATGCGTTGTTTAGGTTTGTATATGTTATTCCTGAAGCTGCAGTTCCCCAATTAGATGAACCAGGCTGATGTGCCATCCACCAAACGTATTGTGATTGTTCATTTAAAACCGTTTTATAAAAATTTGAAGATCCATCATTAGAAATTGCATCAGATGCTTTAGAAACAAAAGCATATTTTTCTAATACTGTGTTTGCAGTACCACTAAATTTACCATCTTCGTCAATAATGATAATGTGCATTTCATCACCACTACCACCTTTATCTGTTACATACGATGATGTGCTTGGAGCAACACCAAATTCGTCAGCATATTGCCATTTCTTTAAAATTGGTGTAGAATTGGCTACGTTAGCAGTAATTGCTGTTGCAACAATAATTGCGGTTGTGTTAACAGAAGCAACACGAATGTATGATGTTCCACCAGTAACAGAAATTAAATCGCCGGCAGCAATATTTGCAGCTGCATTTGCATTACCTTGAACATTAATTACGGTAGTACCAGATGTAACAGCATTAGTTCTTAATGAATCTGTAACTGATAAGTTAGCAGAAAAAGCCTGTGAAGAAGGGCAAATAGAAACACGCAACGAATTGCCTAAATCGCCAGCGCAACGAGCTGCAAACGGTCCATAAGTTGCGTTTGATGCGTTTTCGTGGTTATTTTCATAATCACTTTCATTTTCAATCAAAATACCAGATGCGTTAGCAGTGGCATTAAGAGTAGATGTCGTGTTAGCGGCACGAACAATTTTTAGATTATTTGAATATGCAAGAAAATTTGCAGTTGAGAACCAGTATTCATAATTTGTGCTGTCTGGCTTACCAAAACGGTCAACAAGAGTAACCTCGTCAGACACGGTAACCACTTCATTTACTGGACCCCAATTAAAATTTCCAGCAATACCACCGATTGAGGTGGCAACGGAAGGAACAATTGTGGTCAGGTCAATTTCTGATACATTTATTCCAGGTGATAGCTGAAATGCCATGGATTTCTCCTTAGTTTACGGGTCAATTTTTTCTTTATAGACTATTTAGTTTTTTAGAAAGTTGATACGGAATAGCCTGGAGGCAGGTGTGGTTTTTCTTTTTCTTCTTTCCAAATATCTCCGTCTTCCACAATAAGTTCATCTTCACCTCCATTCATTATGAATCCAAATGGAACCACTTCTTCCTCAATCTGTTTTATTCTTTCTTGGTACATTGCTTCACGAATATTAACATCACTCATTTCTCTAAAATACGGGTTAGTCGTTAGCCAACTAAACAAAACTAACGGCATGACCAAATCGTCATGGTAACCATCGTCTGCCTGATAACTATCTCTTACTTGAATAAAAGTAGAGATTTCAGATATTACATCAGCGTCAAACACTAGAAGTTTCTTTTCTTCTAACAAAGACTTAAATGTGAAACATCCAATTCGTTTAACTCTCTTGTCGGTATTTACACCCAACTGAGTTTTGCCACCACCAAAACCACCAGAAACTATTTGGCCTGTCTTGGTACTTCGGTTGACAAACACTAAATTACCATACTCTAATTCATTGTGAAGAATGTGAGCCACCTGTTCACTACTGTTTGTTTCAATCAACACATAAGCATCATTAAAATCTCTTGCTACTTTATGTATGATTGTTGGGTATAACATAGGAGCAATTTTATTATCTCGGTATTTACCCACTAGCTTATAAGGAACTTCGGTAATATCAATGATAACAAATGCCGAGTAATCTCCACCCACTCCTTTTGCCGTGTCAGCTACGATTATATAACTGTGTGGTTTTCTCACAAGCTTTTCTTCATCGTCCCTTTCCGCCTTGATTGGATACTCATATAGGTCGAGTCCGTCTTTTGAATAGACCGTAGGACAGGTCGACATATATTCAATCGTGGATGAGTCAATTAAAGTTAAACTTGACCCAAGGAACTTACAGAGAACCTCTTGGTTATATTTGAGTTCGCCAAGTTGCCGTCTTTGTTCTAATGCCCAAGCCTCATCTCTGCCGGGAATACGGCTATAAGGAATAAACATTGGAATAAAATCATTAACCTTATTCACAGCATCATTCCAAAACTTCCAAAAGTGGTTGTAACCAAGTGGTGTGGAAGTAATTAAAATCTTTGTTGTTTGACCAGCAGAGATAACTGGATAAACCGCAGTAAAGAATTGGTCTGCAATTGTATTTGGAATAATTGCAGCTTCGTCAATATACAATAAGTTAACAGACTTACCACGAATACCAGCTGCAGTTGTTGCCGCTGTAAACACAATAGAACCATTTTCTAATTCTACGTCACCTTTATTCCATGTTTTAACACCTTGTTGCATCCACAATGGCAAATATTCAAACATCAACTGATACCGGGACATAATCTCACGAGCAGTAGATGCTTTGTTTGCAAGAATAGCAACAGTTTTGGATTCTTGAAACAATGTATACCATAAAATGTATGCAGCCGCAACAGTAGTTTTACCTTGCTGACGACCTTCCATAATAATAACTTTACGATTATTATGAATCGTTTCTACTTTTTCTTTTTGGCAATCGTAAAGTTTGAACGGTTGAATACCATGGTCTAGTGTAACTATGTAACAATAGTTATCAATAAAATAAGTTGGATTCTCAACACACTTTGCTAACTCTAAAACTTCTTTTTCGGTATAAGATAAATCTATACCTGCACGTTTTAGACTTGCATTACCATTATAACCATTATTATTCATTCAATTATTTTGTAAAACTTCTTAACATCCAACCTTGTTTTTGATGTTGGTCTAAAATGTCTTGTAGAAAATTACCAACGGCTGGCTCATTTGCACCTTCAGCTGCGGCAATACCAGCACGCAAATGCATCATATATCTTTCGTTATCATTTTTTAGATTTGACAACATTGTTAATGCTGATGGAACGGTATCTGTTTCTTCAATATCAGATAGTTCTAACATTCTACTTAATGATACTGGTGCATATGAATTTAAGGCACGAATATGTTCTGCGATTGGGTCAACATTGGCAAAAACGCCAGTGTAAAAATTACCTAAAAAATCATGGTATTGTGCAAAATCAGGACCCTCAATGTTCCAATGGTATGAGTGTGCCTTAAAATACAACCCAAAGGTTGTACCTAAAATTGTTTTCATTTGTTCAATTAATTGTTCCATGGTATTATTTATTCTCTCTAATTTGTTTAAGTAATTCTGCGGTAGATCCAACAAATACTGCTTTTTCAACATTAATAGATTGATTGTTTATCTCAACTGGTCGTAAGCTTTGTTTTTGTTTTTGAATCTCTAACAAGTCTTTGTTCAAGTCACCTAATGTTTTAATAAAATTAGCGGCAACTTCATATGCTCGTGGGTGCTCAGATTCTTGTGCAACTAACAATAGATTATCTATGGCTGCACCACCTTTATCTAGTAAACCTTTAATGTTTTTTCTTGCTAAAGCTGCGTCAGTTTCCACTTCATCGGAGGCAATTACCTCTGTGGTTGGTTTGACCGCAGGCAAAACTTCTGGTTGTTCCATTGGTTCAATGTCAAAGATTTCAGATAAGTTGTCGTTCAATTTTTTCATATTAAAGTATCAGGCCATTCAGTAAATGTTTCTTCAAATCCATATACGCCATTTCCATTTGCATTTGCTGGATTAGGTGTTATTACAATTGCTACCGCTTTTGTTTGTGATTGAGATACAGTTGAAATGGTAAAAGTTGAATTGGAATAAACTCCAGTTACTTTATCATTTGCTTGAACTTTTTTATTCAAGTTTGTTAACACCAATGTACCGTCTGCGGTATTACTAAAGTATAATACTTTACCTGTTACACCTCGCTTTTCAACTATAATATCTTCACCTGTTGTATATACTCCAAAACCTGTTGCCATATTAACATATACTTTTTGTGCATCTAAATTAGTAGAATCAGTAAATATATTTGTATTGGCTTTAGTAATAAGTTTACTTGAATTATTAGCGGATACTGGAGGCCAGATATATGCCTTTGCAGTAAATGTAAGATTCCAAATAATTAAACGAGTGTTCATAAAGTCGCCTTCATAATCAACTTCAGGGCTTACTGAATTGAGAATAACAGGCATATCATACTTTTGATCCATTTGGCTAATGAAATCAATTGTTACTGTAAAATCTGGTGTAAAAAATGGCAGTATTTGTTCTAGTATCTGTGTACCATCTTCTGTGTTACGAACATAGATTGATAAGTTAAAATCAAAATTATATGGAACAGGTGCATACTGGCTTCTAAAAGAACCAGAACTAAACCCAAAGTTTTGTAGTGTAGATTGTTGTTTTCTTGTGGTGTCATATGTCATTCCAACCAAATCAAAACTCATGCGAGGTACAGTTGTTGCAATAGACTTTGTAAGATTTGGGTCAGACTGTAAACGAACTAAGTATTTTTCTTTTGCACCATATGATAAAGGTACTTTAGTAATTTCATATGCTGTTGACCCATCTTTTGAATAACGAGTCAAAAGAATATCATTAAACATAGAACCAAACGCAACAACAATTTTGCGAATCGTTCGGTTATAAAAGTGTGCATTACCTAACATTAAGCTTCACCAAATGGATTGTGTTCTGTAAAATCAATAATAGCATCTGATTCGGTTTCAATGCGATTATTATCTACAATATCTTCAAAGGCATTATCCATTGTTGAGGTGTCAGAAACAGTATTTAATCCCCAAGCCGCACTACTAGTTTTACCTCTTAATGTGCCAGTAGTAAATGTTCCTCTAACTCTATAAACATCAACGGAACTACCAGTTACATAGTTGTGAACAATAGCTTGTGCTGTTGCATTAGCATATGTGGCATCAGGACTTACAAATACAATCTCATCATTAACAAATGCACCTGAACCACCAGCGTTTAGTGTGAGGCGTGTGCGTGGGTATGCATCTCTGATTTGACCATCAATTTCAGCATTGCCTGTTTCAACAACTTCATTAGAAAATACAAACTGTTTTAATTTCAATGCATACACATAAACATTACCGCCACGACCACGACCTAATGTGTAATACATGGCCTGACCATTTTCATGCTCTACAAAGGTAATTTCAAAAAAGTTTTGTAACATAGGAATATAAATCAAATCGCCTTCATTTGGTCGAAGTTGATTTACAGTAAATGCAAACCTACGGCGAGAAACTAAAAGTGTTAAATCGTCTCGGATTTCAAGCCCAAATTTGGACATAAAATCACCTTCACCTTCCATACCAGTAACATCTTCAAGGTACATTTCAAGTGCAAAAGCCGAAGTATATGTTTTTAATGTATCTTCACCATACAATAAATCTACTGAATCACGAGAACTTCTTGGCATATAGTAAATGTCCATGCCATAGATTTGCATGGCCTCAATGACAAGGTCTTCCACCAGCAATTGCTCGCTGGTAATTTGATTTAATGGAAATGGATTAAAGTAAAAGTTGGTAGGCATTCATTATCAACCCATCATTATCTCGCCAGGCAATACATTGATAATTTGCATTTCTTCTTCAAGTTTTTCAATTTCTTCACGAGCTTCAGTCATAATGCGAACACCATCAAGTGTTACACCACCAGGCATTTGTATACCAGCGAATTTACTAAGATTATTACCCCATTGAAGTTTAATCAATGCAGTAGTATATTTCTTTAAGAATCTATCATTCCAAACATCTGAATATCCAGCAGCAGTCATTGTTGCACCAGCTTGTGTTGTTGTAAATGGGCCACGAACTGTGATAGATGTTGGTGAATTAATTTTATCAATCTGTAATGTTTCTGTACCAAAGGTAACAAAATCATTTTCTAACAATTGTTGGTCAAATATTGTACCTGTTCCAACTACTGTATTTGCATTAGCTGTTGTTGCACAAGTGCCAGTTAAAGTAATTGTTTGTGGGTTTAATGTGCGATAACATTCAATAACAACATATTGGCCAGGTTGAACATCTCTTGTCCAATCTATATCAAGGAATACTTTGTTTTGTTTGCGATTAAATCTAAATTGTGGTGTGCCGGAAAATAGCAGTTGTAAAGTTCTTATGTGTTGCATTGTAATTTCATAAGACACATAACTTACTGAGGTAAAGTCATAGAGGTCATTTAAGCGTAACTGATAACGCAAATCAAACATATTAATAGAAGCATTAGAATCATCAAACGGAAACACACCTGTTACAAATGTAACCGCATCTGGTGCATAAATCCAACGGCGATTAATATCTTCAGCCGTAAGTTGGTGCTTCATAAAGATTTTTTCAGTACCATCAAAATGATAATCTTCAAAGAAGCTAAAGGCCTCATCAATACGGTCATCTACTTGGTCATCATCCACGTTAATTTCAATGACAGGTTTACCAAGTTTTCTTAAACAGTATTCTTTTAGTTCAGCACGAGTTGATGGTTTAGACATGGTGTTTTATTTATCCTAGTGCGATTGAGAGAGCCAACACATCACCAATTGTAACTCCACCACTATTTGCTTGAGCAAAAGCACTATTAGCATATATGCCTGCTGAGTTAGCGGCAGCAAATGCAGATGTTATAGAAGTGTTTTGTGTTAGATTTACACCAGCAGAATTATTAGCAGTTGCAAATGCTGAATTGGCATAAGAACCGGCAGCTGCAGCACCTGAAGCTGAATTAGCAGCTGAAAATGCAGAGTTAGCATACGCAGCGGCAGAATTAGCGGTTGTAAATCCTGAATTAGCATAAGAAGCGGCTGAGTTTGCTACATTACTTGGCGTATTGGCAGTTATAAATGATGAGTTTGCATAAACACCAGCGGAATTGGCAGAAACAAATGCTGAGTTAGCGTAACTAGCAGCAGAATTTGCTACATTACTTGGTGTATTTGCTTGTAAGAAAGCAGCATTAGCTGCGGTAAATGCAGCTGTAATGCTAGCATTTTGTGTAGTATCAGTTGCTGTAGCTGCATTGGCAGCTGCAAAAGCACTATTAGCATAAGTGCCAGCATTTGTAATATTGGTATTTTGAGTTGTATCAATACCTAAACTATTGTTAGCAACTATAAAAGCAGAATTGGCATAACTAGCGGCACTATTCGCTACATGAGTTGGAGTATTAGCAACTAAGAAAGCCGCATTAGCATATGTTCCAGCATTTGTAATGTTGGTGTTTTGTGTTAAATCAACACCATTAATTAAATTTGCAGAAGCAAAAGCTGCATTAGCATAAGATTCTGCTGAATCAGCTGCAATGAATATTGCACCATTACCATTATTTGCTGCCCATTTACCAGAGGTTTCAATCCATAAAAACGAAGAATTTGGTTGAGCGCCACGGTCAACTTCAATACCAGCATTAACTGCTGGTTGTGCTGCTTGGTCGATTGCGGCATTAACTGTAATAATATTATCTGCAATTAAAACTGTTCTTGTATTGGTGTAAGTTGTATTACCAGTTACAGTTAAATTACCAGTTATTGAAATATCACCAGTAATTGAACCGCCAGTATTTGCATTTAATGAATTGTTTGCTCTTGTGTAAGCAGAATTGGCATATGTACCAGCATTTGTAATATTCGTATTCTGTGTTAAATCAATACCAAGGCTGTTGTTAGCAGCTATAAAAGCACTATTAGCGTAACTTGCGCTAGAATTAGCTACTGCAAATCCTGAATTAGCGTAACTAGCAGCACTATTTGCTACATGAGTTGGAGTATTGGCAGTTGTAAACGCTGAGTTGGCATATGTACCAGCATTTGTTATATTAGTGTTTTGTGTAGCATCAATACCCACACCGTTATTAGCTACAGCAAATGCAGAGTTAGCATAAGATGCAGCCGAGTTAGATACGGCAAAACCAGAATTAGCATAACTGGCCGCTGAATTGGCAACATGACTTGGGGTATTGGCAGCTAAGAAAGCAGTATTAGCATATGCTATAATTTCAATATCACCATCATAAACAGCATCAGCGTAGATACTACCTTTTACACCAACACCACCGGTAATTGTTACAGTACCAGTTGAGTTGGATGTAGCAGGTAAACCTGAAGTGCTTGAACTTCTTACATTAAAAACTTCTGTTGCACCATTAGAAACAACAAGGTTTGCACCAGCAATTACAAGATTACCAGAAATTGTTCCGCCAGTATTTGCATTGATACTATTATTGGCTCTAGTGAAAGCACCATTAGCGTATGATGCAGCTGAATTTGCTACATGACTTGGAGTATTAGCAACTAAGAAAGCGGAGTTAGCGTAAGTACCAGCATTTGTTATGTTGGTGTTTTGAGTTAGATTTACACCAGCAGAATTGTTTGCAGCTAAAAATGCTGAATTGGCATATAAAGATGCTGAGTTAGCAACGGCAAATCCACTATTTGCATAACTGGCTGCTGAATTGGCAACACCAAATGCAGAGTTACTATAAGAACCAGCAGCTGCAGAAGTGTTAGCAGTTGCAAAAGCAGAGTTAGCATATGACTGTGCCGAGTTAGCGGTGGCATATGCAGAGTTGGCATAAGAACCAGCAGTATTACTTGAATTTTCTCTAGCTAAAGCAAAGCCACCAGCAGTCGATCCATCATGGACAACTATTGTTTTCTTATCGGTATCTACGGTAATCTCAGCAGTAGCACCTGTAAATGTGCTGGTCTGTGCTGTATTACCTCGTCTAAATTGAACTTGTGTTGACATAATAGTTATTTATAGTTGTTCCAAATTAAGCTAAAGATCCGTAATCAATTGAATAGTAAGTTGGATCATTAACAAATCCATAATCCACGGTTAATCCTTGAAGGCCTGGAGTACCAGCAAAAGTGATTGTTTTAGTTGTAGCGTTTGCATAAACAACAGTACCGTTTTCACCCACAAAATTAACTTGAGCATTGGCCGTTGTGGCGTTAGCAAACGTATTGTTATTTGCGGTGTATATAATACCAAAACCAAAGTCTGTCGTGCCACCACCGCCAGTATTTGCTTGATTGAAAGCCGCATTTGCATGAATAAAGGCAGCATTAGCTTGGCCTCTTGCAAAAGTATCAGTTGTTCCAGCACTGCCAGCATTAGCGGTAAATTGTTTTGAACCATCTGCAAACTGAATAAAACCACCAGTATTAGCTACAAAGGTGTTTGCATATATTGTATTTGCGCCTGCAATTGTGCCGCCAGTTCCAGTACCAGTTGTGATACTGTTAACAGTTAGAGCCGCTGTAATTGCACTTAAATTGTTTGTAATGGAAATATTTGCAACAGATATATTTCCGGCACCTGTCATAGTCAGGTTGCCACTAATTGTTAAATTGCCTGTTATTGTTCCACCAGTATTTGCATTAATACTGTTATTTGCTCGAGTGAAAGCACCATTAGCATATGAGGCCGCACTATTAGCCACATTACTTGGAGTGTTAGCTGCAAGAAATGATGAATTGGCATAACTAGCGGCACTATTCGCTACATGAGTTGGAGTATTAGCAACTAAGAAAGCCGCATTAGCATATGCACCTAAATCTCTACCACTAACATTAAGAGTAGTAGATACATTTAATGAACCGGAAGTTTTGTCAAATGAAAGACCAGCATTTGCACCAAGAGTGCCACTATCATTGAATTGAATTTCCTTATTAAGACCTGCTGGTCCCAAATAAGGATAATGAGTGGTGACTACACCAGCGGGAGTGGAATAGAAAAACTTTCCATCACGACTGTTGATGGAAATTTCACCATTAGCTAGCGATGATGGAACATTGCCAGTTAATGTCGAGTGTTTAAGTTGTATTACTGTATTTGCCATTAAAATGTACCGCCAGCCTCAACCCTTACTTTATTGGTTTCAGTAGCAGAAATTTCAACAGGCTTTTCTTCAGTTTTTACAGTAGGTTTTTTAACAACTTTAGAGGCAATAGGAACTAATTTTTCTAATTCAAGAACACGAGATTTCATTTCTTGTATCTCTTTTTCTTTTGCTTCTAAGGTGTTTTTTATTTCACCAAGCTCTCTATCTTTTACTTCTAAACTACTTTTTGTTGTACCAAGTTCTCGCATGGTATCATTTAAAGCAGATTGAATTCTGGTTTTTTCTTGAACAATCGCATCATTATTTTCCGCTTGGATTTTATAATGTTGCGTTTGACCAATTTTTTCCAAAGCTTCTTGGTGTTTTACTGTAAGCTCATCAATTTTTGCCTGCATTTCTGCACGAACATTTGCTTCTTTTTCAAGCAATTTTAATCTTGCTTGCATCATAAAGTTCTGCTTAAGTATTACATCTAAATTCTCAAGCAGAACCTCTTGATACGCATTTGAAAACTCCACATTCATAATAACTCCTTTTCACGATAATAATTTAGAATGTTCCGCCTTGTAAATGAGAGAAGGTTGGAACACCAGAAGCATTAATTGTCAACACATGGCCTTCTGTTGCCGATGATGCCGTGCTAAATGCAGAAGTACCTTGACCTAACAAAACACCATTGTTTGTGAATGTACCAGCACCAGTACCGCCTCGTGCAACACCTAGTGTACCTGAAGTAATCGCAGCGGTATCAATTGCAATTGCAGTATTGTTTGCAGAACTAATACGACCATTTGCTTCAACTTTAAACGAAGCAACTGCCGATGCAGTACCGTGGTGAGCAGCAGTAATTGTTAAGTTGGTGAAATCGGTATTAGCAGCTGCAAATGCTGAGTTAGCATACACACCAGCCGATGTTGCTTTAACATCAGCAGTATTAGCAGATGAGAAAGCGGAGTTAGCATATACACCAGAACTATTTGCAGATGTGAAGGCAGAGTTGGCATATGAACCAGCCGATGTTGCTTTAGCGTCAGCTGTATTGGCAGCTGCAAAAGCGGAGTTGCCGTATACACCAGCTGAAGTGGCCTTAGTGTCTGCTGTGTTAGCTGCAAGGAATGCTGAATTGGCATAAACACCAGCAGATGTGCCAGTTGAACTAGCGGTATTAGCAGCTGCAAATGCAGAGTTACCATAGACACCTGCTGAGTTGGCAGTTGTAAATGCTGAATTTGCTTGTGTGAAGATTCTTGTTTGATTTGTTTCAACATCAATGCCGTTAATTGAAACTGCATATGAAGTTAAATTGGCAGTCAATGTGCCCGTGTTAGCAGCAGTTAATGATCCTGGAGCTAATACGTTTGAAGTTGGGTCAGTAGATAAATTTTGAAATAAGAAATAATTTGCACCAGCTTGTCTAACAAGACCAGTATACTTTACACCACTACCAGGATTATATGCACCGTAAATACCAATATCAACTGTATCACCAGCAGTATTGTTATTAGCAAGACGAATTAATGAATCTTGTGTGGTGATTGTTTGTGTATTAACATAAGTTGTATTACCTTGAACTGTTAAGTTACCAGTAATAACCAAGTCAGCGGTAATCGTACCGCCTGTGTTTGCATTGATACTGTTATTAGCACGAGTAAATGCAGAGTTAGCCGATGTGAAAGCTGCATTAGCATAACTAGCAGCTGAATTTGCAACATGAGTTGGAGTATTAGCAGTTAGAAATGCTGAGTTGGCATACGAACCAGCAGAAACGGCTTTAGCATCAGCAGTATTAGCAGTTGCAAATGCAGAATTACCATATACACCAGCTGAAACGGCTTTAGCATCAGCAGTATTAGCAGTTGTAAATGCCGAGTTACCATAAGATCCAGCTGAAACGGCTTTAGCATCTGCCGTATTAGCCGCAGTAAAGCCAGAGTTTGCATAAGCACCTGCCGAATTTGCAGTAGCAAATGCTGAGTTAGCATATGAACCTGCGGTAGCTGCACCAGCGTTATTATTAGAAGATGCAAAAGCCGAATTAGCATAAGAAGCCGCACTATTGGCAGTATCAAACGCTACGTTAGTTTTTGTGAATATTAGACCTTGTTGGTCTGTGAAAAATTTACCACCAATGGTGAGGACATTATTTGCTGTGTCACCAATGAATAATTTTTGTGATGTATTTGAATACGCCGCCTCACCAACATTAAGTGATACTGGTGCTGACGTTACGTCAGAAAATTTTAGTTGAATTACTGTATTTGCCATTTTTTAGTTATCCTCTATTGGGTAAGGCTCTTTATTCGCTATTTATGTTTTGCGGTAGTTAGAAACTACCACCTTTAATTGTTTGTATTCCTATTTCTCCAACATATCTGTAGCCTGTAACATAGACAACTTTAGCGGATGTTAGTGTGGCTGGAATTGTGCCACCAATGAAATTTAATACACCTGATTGATAATCAAAGAACCACTCACCTACACCACCAATACCAGAATCAAACATTTGTGTTCCAGTTGATACAGGATTTGCTGCTCCTGAAGTGTCAGCATAGACTGCCACAAAGTATGTTGAACCAAACTCTGGTGGAATCCAATCGGTTAGATTAGTTTTCCAAGTTGGAAAAACGCTACTGATAGCAGTTGATGTTGTGTCTGCGGTACATTGAACAGCCGAAGTTGTTTGGTATGCTTCAACAATACCAGTAACGGCCGCAGCAGTTCCAGGTATGCTTGATGCCTGTGTCCAAATTTTGTCACCACGATTAATTGCAGGACTAGCAATAGATTCATTACTTGCACCCTTATTAACAGGTGTGTCTGTCTTAGCAACACCAAAGAGCTTTTTGTATAGTAGGTCGACTTTTGCGGAATCTAAAATTGCCATTTAATTATTCGCTGTTTGTAATGAAAGTGCAGTAATAGTCTGACCAGCCAACAATTTAATTCTTACATAAACTTCATTACCTGTGGAATTAGATGTTGATACTGTACCGAATGTGCAAGTCTTTCTGTGTGTTGTAACTGCTGTATTTGCAGTAATTGTTCCACCCAAAGCACAACCATTGCTACCATTACCTGGAGCATTAGCACCTGGAATTCCAGAGCCTGCATATGCAGTAGTCATGGACAACCAGCCATTCAACGAAGAAGTGGAATCAATTACAGTTCCTGGTGCGGCTACCCAAACACCAGCAGTATTACCTGTAAATTGAATATCAAATTTGGACAAAGATGTTCTAACAAATTTGAATGTAAAATATTGTGGACCTGAGCGGCCTGAACTTAAATTTGGACCAACAGGCAAGTAACCTGTGGAGTAATTTGTTATATCATGTTTTAATGTAGCGGCAACTACTGTGGCATCATATGCTTCCAATGTACCAGAGGTCGAGTTAAATGCTGATGCACCATTCGCATATGCAGGATTATCCGTTGAACCAGGATTGACGATACGAAACGCCGCTGTTGATCCGGTACCAACTGTTGAGCCAAAGAATAGATTATCTTCACCGCCAATTACAGTATTGGAACTTGTATTGCCTGTTTTGTATTGAATAGTAACACCTGGAGTTACTGATAATGTGCCTGCGGTATAACTGTTTTGACCAGTTACAACAACGCCTGTGGCACTATTACTAAAACCTGAAACAATTGCTGATGTTAAGTTGACTGTTGCTTGACCACTTGAAACATAAAGATTTCTTACAAGTGGTGTTGTGATGCCTGCTTGTGCATACGTTACGCCAGCGTTGGCACCAAATGCACCACCAGCCGCAGAGGCAACAAAGGTATCACTTGTTGGATACATATCGCCACTTAACTTAGAGATATTAAATCCTAAATTAAATAATGTGGCGTTTGTGTAGTGTGGAATTGTAGATGAGTTGGAGTATGCAGCTGAGTTAACTGTTAAACTTCCGTTATTAACTACAACAGTACCTGGCGCACTATCATCATAATACCAGAATGGAGTGTTGGTAGAGGAAGCGCCACTATGAGTAATGAATAATTCATTCCAACCATTTGATACAGTACCGTTGGCACTACAATCAAAACTTCTCCAGAAGCCTTGTGCAGTACCTACAATCTTAGAACCATAATCAACACTATCAGAAATAACTAATGAGTGACCACCACTTGTGTATGTACCATTGGCACTTGAAGATGTAAATGTGTGAGCTACTGTATTTGCACCATTGACAAATAATGTTAATGTGCCACTA